AGGATATCACCGGTCCAGCCGCGCACGGGTCTCCACACACAGATGCGAATAGACCGTTGTAGCAACGCTGGACCGGTTCAACAGTGAGCTACCGTGCATCTCTCACGGTTTCTCTCTCTTTCCTCCTAGGGTGGGGGCAGCTGGTAACTGTCGTCGGGTGCGACCCGTGGTCACAAGGCTGCCCCGCCCAAGGGGAAATGGAGGTGACGACTAGTTGATCACCTGGACGAACGACCGCCGCAAGCTGCGCGATCTGGTGCCGTGGGATCACAACCCACGCGAGATCAACAAGCGCGAGGCGGAACGGCTGGGTGACAGCCTGGCAGAGTTCGGGCAGCCCCAGACGCTAGCCATCGGCCCGGATAACGAGATCTACGACGGCCACCAGCGCCGCTACGTGTGGGCATCACTGACGCAGTACGGCCCGGACTATGAGGTGGACGTGCGGGTGTCGTCCCGGCCGCTGACCGAGAAGGAACGGCAAAAGCTGGTGATCTACCTGCACAAAGGGACGGTCGGACAGTGGGACTGGGATGAATTGGCTGACACGTTTGATGTACCCGACCTGTTGGAGTGGGGCTTTGACGAGAGCGAGTTACAACTGGATTGGGGGAAGGATGCCGCGCCCGATCCAGGCGCACAGGTGGACAAGGCCGCAGAGCTGCAAGAGAAATGGCAGGTCGAGCGAGGCCAGATATGGCAGGTGGGGCGGCATCGCGTGATGTGCGGGGATAGCACGTGTGCGGAGGATGTGGGGCGGCTCTACGACGGCGCTACATTGGCGATGGTGTGGACTGACCCGCCCTATGGCGTGGACTATGGCGCAAAGAACCGATATCTGCAATCGATCGGACGGGCCGATCGATTGCTCGATGACATTCAGGGCGATGACCTGAAGCCTGAGCAGGTGTACGAGTTGGCACGGGATGCGCTTGCGCGACTCGTTGAGGTAGCAAAGCCTGGGGCGGTCGCCTACGTAGCGTCCCCGGCGGGGACGCTACTTCCGTGGTTTATTCGTGCAATGATTGACTCAGGGTTTGAGTACAAGCATCAGCTAGTATGGGTCAAGAATCAGCTAGTTTTCGGACGATGCGACTATATGTATAAGCACGAGGCAGTGCTGTACGGGTGGATTCAGAACGGGGCACATTACTTTGAACCCGTCACCAACAACTGCTCCGTGTTTGAGTTCAACCGCCCAAGGGCATCCAAGCTACATCCGACGGAGAAGCCTGATGAGTTGGTGGCGGCGATGATCCAGAACAGCAGTGTGAAAAATGAGATCGTGGGGGAGGCATTCTGTGGTTCCGGCACAACCCTCGTCGCCTGCGAACAGACCAACCGCATCGGCTACGGGATGGAGATCGAACCCAAGTACGTCGCCGTCACCCTGGAGCGCCTAACGGGAATGGGCCTTGAGCCTATGAAACTTGACGAAGGGTAGCATGACCGAGAACGGCAACGGGCACAACGGCACCTATACAGCGGCGCAGTTCATCGCCGCAATTGAGGACAGCGCGGGGATTATCAGCACGATTGCCCGGCGCGTCGGGTGTGCCTGGAACACGGCCAAGCGCTACATCGACACCTACTCCACTGTCCGACAGGCATACGACAACGAAGCGCAAAAGGTGCTCGATATGGCAGAGACGACCATCCTCAAGGCGATCAAGGCCGAGGACGTGGGGACGGCCCGCTGGTATCTGTCCACCAAGGGCAAGGATCGGGGATATTCGGAGAGACACGAGTACACAGGGGCCGAAGGCGGGCCGATCGTGGTGATAGGTTGGGATGACACAGATCCGGCTTGACGTACACCCACACGCGGGTCAGGCAGAGGTGCATCGGAGTGATGCACGGTTCAAGGTGCTCGCTGCTGGCCGTCGATGGGGCAAAACGCGCCTCGGGGTCAACGAGTGCCTGGATGTAGCAGCACGAGGCGGGCGCGCGTGGTGGGTCGCTCCCAGTTACAAGATGAGTGAAGTCGGCTGGCGTCCTATTCGTCGCATTGGGAACAAGCTGGGTGCCGAGATCCGCAAGGTGGACCGGCAGATCATTCTCCCGGGCGGTGGTTGGGTTCAGGTGCGAAGCGCCGACAATCCCGACAGCCTGCGCGGCGAGGGACTTGACTTTGTAGTCTTGGACGAATGTGCATTCGTTCGTGAAGAGGCGTGGTCTGAGGTATTGCGCCCGTCGCTCTCTGACCGTCAGGGACGCGCATTGTTTATCAGCACGCCGAAGGGGCATAACTGGTTCTGGCGGCACTGGCTACGAGGCAATGATGAGCAACAAACGGACTGGGAATCGTGGCAGTTTACGACCGCCGATAACCCGTACATGGACCCAGCCGAGATCGAGGCGGCACGGGCCAACCTTCCCGAGCGCATCTTCTCACAAGAATACCTTGCCGAGTTCAGAGACGACGCGGGCGGTGTGTTCCGTGGAGTGGTGGCAGCGGCGACGGCCACAGAACAGGCGCAAGCGATAGCGAGTCACGGTTACGTGTTCGGTGTGGACTGGGGCAAGCACAATGACTTTACGGTATTCTCCGTGATCGACGTGACGACTCAGGAGCAGGCATACATTGATCGGTTCAACCAGATCGACTACGCGGTACAGGCAGACCGGCTCAAGACGCTGTACGGACGGTACAGACCATATACCATCATTGCCGAATCAAATGCGATGGGGGAACCGATCATCGAGCGCCTACAGCGGGATGGGCTGCCTGTGGAACCATTCATCACGACCAACGCGACAAAGAAGGCAGCCATCGAAGCGCTGGCTCTGGCATTCGAGCGGGGCAGTCTGCACATTCTCCCCGACTTCGTACAGGTAGGCGAGCTGCAAGCGTATGAGATGGATCGTTCACCCAGCGGATTGTTGCGCTACAATGCGCCGGCGGGGATGCACGACGACACCGTGATCGCGTTGGCGTTGGCGTGGCAGGGCGCAAGCGGCGGCCCATCCGCAGGCGAGACGGTGGACGTGCCTGCGGCAGACTATCGGCGAGAACGGCGATCTGTGGTGTGGAATAGGTGACTATGGCAAAGCGCAGAAGCATCAAGGACAGGCTGATCGAGTTCGTCGGCGGGGTCACACCTGCCGAGGCGTCCGCGCGGGCGACACGGATGTATGAGGCGGGATACGAAGACGGCAACGACGAACCGGCCAGCGGCGAACTCCGCACGTATGGATACAAGCGCGCCACATCCGGCTCGATCCGCGACTTTGGCGGCCTGGACTATGACAAGGTGCTCGATACCGTATGGCGCGTCTGGCTGATGTCTCCCCTGGCCAAGCGTGCGCTTGAGGTCAGACGCGACTACATCATCGGAAGCGGCGTACAGCCTACCACAGACGATGAATCACTGCAAGAGATCCTTGACGAGTTCTGGGCCATCAACAAGATGGACGAACGCGCCGGCCAGTTCGTGTTACAGCGCCACCACCTGGGCGAACAGATATTTCCCGTGTTCGTGCGCGAGACAGATGGCCAGGTGCGGATCGGCTACATCGACCCGATCCAGATACACAAGGTCATCCAACACCCCGACAACTGCCTGGAGAAATGGGCCGTCGTGCTCAAGGATGACCCGCCCCCCTCGGACGAACCGTGGAAGCGACAGGGCGACAAGCGGCGTGTCTATCGCATCATCCGCAAGGACGAAGGGGCAGTGCGGCACACGGATTTGGAGAATGGCTTTGCCGAGATAAGCATCGGGGAATACTATGGTTTGCGCGTCACGGCAGAGCAGGCCGTCCTGGAGGACTGGGAAGAGGAAATGCTTAAAATGTACGGGCTGGATGCATACACCGGCTCGTGCTTTTATTTCTCGCTGAATGACCTGTCGAACCAGTCACGCGGGTACAGCGATCTGTTGCAGGTCGTGGACTGGATCGACCAGAACGAGACGATACTATTCGACCTCGCCGACCGTGAGGCAATGGCGGGGTTTTTCATTGCCGACGTGACACTGACCGGGGCGACCGACGATCAAGTCAAGGTCCGGGCCAAGGAATTGGGCGCCAACCCGCCCAAGAAGGGCAGCGTCAGAGTCCACAACGACAAAGAGACGTGGGACTTGAACGCGCCTGACCTCAAGCAACCGGCCAGCGTCGAGACACACCGGGCCGTCGAGACATACGCCTGGGGTGGGCTGGGGCTGCCCAATTCGTGGTACGGGCACGGCGACGACACCAACCTCGCCACAGCCGCCGCACAGGGGACGCCGACCTGGCGCAGCCTCCAGGCGCAGCAGGACGTGGACAAGGCAATGTTTGTCGAGATGCTGTCATTCGTCGCCGACCAGGCGGAGATCGGCAAGGCGTGGACACCGGCGGGCGAGGATACCGTCATCGATCTGCAGATGCCAGAGATGACCACGCGGGATTTGACCAGCATTAGCGCGGCATTGAGCCAACTCGCTATGGCGCTACAACAGGCGGAGCAGGCGGGCTGGATGACACGGGAACACGCGATCGAGGCGTGGGCGAAGATGATGGCTGAGATCGACATCGAGATTGACCCGGCGGAAGAGATGACAAAAGTCGATGCGCAGGGCGAGCAGGCCGGCCTGGACGGGCAGAGTCTCGCCAATGACTGGTTTTCACAACACGGGTTGATCGTGGGTGAACCGGAGGAAGAACCCGTTGCCATCGGTTAAGCAACAGTACATCAACGAACTGAACGCGATCGCCAACCGTTACGGCGACCTGGAGGATGTGACCATCAAAAAGATGCTCTCGATGGTCAAGGAGCTGCGCACCCAGATCGCCGGGGAGATCGTCAACGTCGAGGGCTGGGAGGACTACAGGCGTCGCCAGTTGGACGCCAACCTACAACGTCTCATTGACGAGTTCAAGCGCAAACTGGGCCAAGAGGTCACACAGGCGGTACAGAGCACCGTCGAGTATGGGGGCCAGTCGGTCGTACAGCCGATGATTGCGGCGGGCATCGAATCGGCCTTTTTCCAACCGAATCAGGCGCTGCTCAACACGCTGCTGGATTTCTCGGCCAAGCTCGTCCAGGACATTGGGGACAGCACATTACAGGCATTGGATCAGCAGGTGCGACTCGCGGCGCTGGGCCAGAAGTCGCCTACTCAGGCAATGCAGGACATTACCACGGCGTTAGGGGTCGAGGCCAAAGCGGGCATCTGGAAGCGGCGGCACGATCCGGTCAAGGGCATCGCTGCCCGTGCCGAGACGATACTGAGGACTGAGATGCAACGTGCGTTCAACCTGTCCACATTCGCACAGCAGCAGGACAGTGCAGCGCGAATACCGGGCCTCACCAAGTCGTGGGTCGCCACAGGAGACACGAGGACCAGGGTGTCACACCTGCGGGCGCATATGCGGTACAAGGCGAACCCGATCCCGATCGATGAACCATTCGAGGTCGGGGGGGCGAAGCTGATGTATCCAGGAGATCCGGCAGGCCCGCCAGAGGAAACGATCAACTGCCGGTGCAGGTCAGTCACCCACCACCCGGCGATCGGGCGCGTAGGCAGCAACCTGGACGGGCGGATCGCGCAACAGTTACAGGCGAGGGCATAATGCCATACAGCAATATCACCGACCCGGACAAAATTGCAGCGATGGACAGTTGCGTCCAACAGGTACAGACAGAGCAGGGCGTGAGCAAGGAACGCGCCATTGCGATCTGCTATGCGTCCATCGTGGAAGGGATCGACATGGACAAAGCACGACAACACCACGCATTCGAGGCTACGATCTCCCCACGCCCCAACGCAGAGGGCAAGGAGTGGGAAGTCACGATCATCGGGCCGGAGAATGGACTTGCTTTGGTGCACGGGCGCGAATACGTCAAGAGCAAGAACGGACGGCTGTATAGCTGCACCGGGCTTGAGAAGTCCGTGCCGATGTGGGAGGGGGTGCGCGTCTTTGACAACCACCTCACAGATGAGGAGTTCGAGGAACGCCAGGGAATGCGCTCTGTAGCCAAGGAGTGGCTGGGTTCGATCGTGTCCCCAAAATGGGACGCACAGGAACACGCACTCAAGGGGGTATTCAAGGTCGTCGAGGACGCGACAGCACGAAAGCTCCTCAACGCATACAATCAGCATATTCTCAGCACAATCGGGCTGAGTATGGATACGATCCCGCAAGGCCAGAACAACGTGATCTTTGAGGGCGAACGTTACACGGTCATCGAGGGATTCGAGAAGATTTTCAGTGTAGACTTGGTAGCAGACCCAGCGGCGGGCGGGGGTTTCGGACGCTTACTTGCCGCAACACAAACTATGGAGGCAAACATGCCAGTGACATTGGAGCAGTTGGAAGCACGAATCGCAAAGCTGGAAGCCCTCGCCAGTGGTGGACAGGAGCAGGTTGACGCGGCACCGGAAGAGGTTGCCGCTGAAATCGAGACAGTGGTTGCCGACGTGGCAGCCAGCGCCCCGCCGGAAGCCGACGCGGGTGAGGTAGCACAGGCCATCGCCAACGAGGTCCAGGCCGTGGCCGACGAGATCGCAGGCGAGGCACCCGTTGAGGAGCCGATGCCGGAAGCGATTCGCAAACTGGAAACGCGACTGACGCTGAACGAGGTACTGAGCGCCAGCAAACTCCCGGCAGACGCGCAGGCGCTCGTCCGGGCAGCATTCAAGGGCAGAACTGCCGAGGCCGAGGAGGTAAAACGGATGGTCGAACAGGTACGGAAAACAATCGCCGCGCGGGACAGCTCCGGTCGTGTCACAGGCGCAGGGGGCCGGGCACCGATCACCGCCGGGATGGCACCGGAGGACTGGCGCGAGGTCGAGTTTATGCGGTTGATGGCCGGCAATATGAAATTCCGGGCGCTTGAAACGATCGAGGACGAAACCGTCAAGGAGCGCTTGACCGAAAGCCGTGGGTATCAGGCGTGGATCAAAAACGGACGCCAGCGCGGCAATACGCGGCGCTTCTCGGAGTGGTTGATCCAGGGCTTCGGCGATCCGTTTGAGCGGGCGTTTGAGGCCGCGACGACCAGTTCTCTGTCGAGCATTGTCAAGAACGCGGTTAACATCTTGTTGGCCTCGGACTTTCAGGCCCGGCACCAGTGGTGGAAGCCGATCGTCCGTGAGGAAGAGGTGGACACCATCGACACGGCGACCTTGATCCGTTGGTTCGGGCTGGGAACGCTGGACGTCGTGGACGAAGGCCAGCCTTACACCGAACTGGCGCTCGTGGACGAAGAGGAGACCGCCGCATTCGTGAAGCGCGGTAACTATGTCGGGATCACGATGGAGACCCTGTTGCGAGACAAGGTGAACAAAGTCCGTGCGATTCCCGAGATGCTGGCGGATTCCTGGTACAACACCTTGAGCAAGTACGCGGCGGCCGTGTTTACCACGAACTCGGGCGTTGGCCCTCTTCTGGTCGGTAGCGCCGGCAACCTGTTCAACAGCACGGCTGAGACGACCGAGGCCGGACACGCGAACCTGTTGACCTCGCCACTCAGTTACAGCTCCTACGTAGCCGGGCGATCGGCGATGATGAAACACACCAACGCCGACGTGGGCCTGGGCGTGCGTCTGTTGATCCGGCCCAAGTACATGCTGGTCCCGGTGGAACTGGAGGCGGCAGCGCGACAGATCATCGAGTCACCCAACAAGCCGGGCGGTGCCGACAACGACGTGAACCCGTACCAGAACGAGGTCGAGATCATCGTCGTGCCGGAATGGACCGATGCCAACAACTGGGCGCTGGTCGCAGATCCACAGCAGTACCCGGCGATCTGGAACCTTTACTACCGGGGGCGGAGGGTGCCCGAGCTGTACACGTCCGAGGACGAGACACAGGGCGCGATGTTCACCAACGACACGCTGCGGTACAAGGTAAAGCAGTTGACCTTCCGGTACAGCTCGACCTATGACTGCTTCCCGGTCAGCGACTTCAGACCGCTTCAGAAATTCAACGTCGGCTAGTCGGGACGTTAAGGAGAAACGAACGATGACCACATTTGGAGATTTGGTTTATCAGTTGGGGGGCGTGCCGCTGGGCCTGGAGGGCATTCCGTTTGGCCCGGAGTCACAGATCAAGTTTTTCTCGCCCGCGACTGGCAGCGACGATAACGACGGCTCGACACCAGACAAGGCGTTTGCCAGTTTCGAGGCTGGCGAGGATGCGCTTGTTGCGAACCGGCACGACACGTTGGTGTATCTCTCGGGATCGTCCGCGAATGCCATCACGGCCGCTGTTACCTGGGACAAGTCGTATACCCACCTGGTCGGGATGTGCGCTCCGACCGGCGTGGCGAACCGGGCACGGCTGATGTACGAGACGGGCACGACCGCCGCTTCGCCGCTGATCACCATCAGCGCGTCGGGGTGCATCTTCAAGAACTTCTACGTGTTTCACGGTATCGCGTCGGCCTCGAACCTGATCAATGTCTATGTGACAGGTGGGCGCAACTACTTCGAGAACGTCCACTTTGCAGGTGGCGGGCACGCCACCCAAGCCGTGGACGGCGGGGCCAGTTTGATGCTCGACACGACCGACTGCGAGGAAAACCTGTTCCGTCACTGTACGATTGGCGTGGATACTATCGCAGCGGCCACGGGTATGGCAGGGATGCGGCTGGATGGCGCGTGCCATCGCAACATCTTTGAGGATTGCAACTTCACGCTGTACGCAGGTGACGCCGGGGCGATCTTTGTCGAGGTTGTAGACTCGCTGGGCATCGACCGATACACGATTTTCAAGCGATGCCTGTTCACGAACACATCTCTGACGGAGATGACAGAAGCCTTTGCGATTCCGGCTATGGGCGCTCCTCGGCTAATTTACTTGATCGATTGTGCGCTCCACGGTGCAGCGGACTGGGACAGCAACTCTCGGGGCAACATGTTCCTGTCATCGGGGACGATCACCGCTGGCGGCAATGCAGGCATTATGCAAGCCGTCAATGCGACCTAGAAGGGGACGACAATGAACGAACGAATCCTAACCTTTGCCGTCCACCAGACAGGGAACTGCACGGCGCAAACGGACACGTGGAGCTTCGCGTTCCCGTTCCCGACTCGCCTGCTGGGCGTCAAGCACTCAGGCTCAAACAGCTCGAAAACAAGCACCTTCGCCGTGGGCGGAGGTGCTACCATCGCCGCGACGACGATCGCCAACGGGGGCGATCCCGGCTATACCCGGCCGACGACCACGCCGGACTATGCAGCAGCCGACACCACCTATACCCTGACGTTCGCGGCAGGGACGGCGATCGACGACCCGATGCTGATCTTCTTCTTTGCGATCGGCGACGGTGGAACCTACGAGGTCAACCCCGGCGAGAACATCGTGGCAATCCCGTTTTACCAGACGGGCACGATGGCAACCGCCGCATATACCCTCGAATTCCCAATGCCGACCAAGTACATCGGGGCCTATGCCTGCGACAGCAACGCCGGGGCCGATACGCTGACCCTGGCCGGTGGGGCGGTGCAAGCCGCAACCGCGCTGTGTACCACGCAGGACACGCCGGTGTGGATACCGCCGACGACCGCGCCAGACTTTGTGGCAGCGGATACCGCGATCACAGTCACGCTGACGGGCACGACTTCGGTTGACCCGTTCGTGCTCCTGTTCTTCTCACTTGGACAAGGCGGCACGTACAACGGGATGATCGAGCGTACCCAGTGCGTGAGTCTGATCCAGGTGACGGCGGCCACGACCGGGGGATGGGTGTACGAGTTCCCATTCCCGATCACCTACCGGGGTCACAAGGGGTGTGCATCTGGCACCTCGACGACCACGATCACCCTGGCAGATGGGGTCGTAGACGCTGCAGCCACGATCGGGGCCAGTGGCGACCCGATCTACTCGACGCCGACCACGACGCCGGACTACTGCGCTGCAGACACGGCGATCACGATCACGCTCACCCAATCCGCCACGCGCGGGGATGACCCGCTGGTGGTGTCGTTCTATGACATCGGCGAGGGTGGCATCGCCTAGAACACACAGGGCGGGGGTTACGGCCTCCGCCCTATAGGAGTGACTATGTGGGAAGCGACAGTCAAGGCCGGGCCTGCAATGGCCGGAAAAAAGGGCATCGTCAGTTGGAACACGGCGACGCACCTGATGCTGGGAAGCCCGGTTTCGGTCGTGGTGTACCACGACGCTGAGACGGGCAGGATCGGCTTCCAGGGCGTGAACTACCTGGGGCACCTGCGCGTCGAGTACGCCGGGCACGCCTACAGCATCGACGCAACCGCCGAACTGGAGGCCCTGAATCTGCCCACTACCTGGAAGGCGACCCCGACGGCTCTACCGGAAGGGGACTCTCTGCCAAACGAATCCGGCGCGGGTGCCGGGGAGATTTGCATCGACGTACCCGTACAGGCTGCCAGCGCATCCAGCACCACGACACGCAAGCGCAAAGCCGCGAGCTAACTGGAGGATCAATGAGTGCATCTGTTGGAGTGACATCGATGACCGCTGCAACGCTGCTCAGAACCGGGCCGGGGCAGCTGGTATCGGTCAATATCTGTGGTGGGGCTGACGCCGCGACGGTTACGGTGTACGATGCCGTGTCGGCGACCGGGACCGTGCTGTGTAAGCTGGGCGTGGCAGCAGGTACGAGTGATTCGTTTTGTCCCTGCCTGCCCCTGGCGGCGGGCATCGGGATCTATGTCGGCCTGACGGGAACGACGCCACAGATCAGCGTCGCCTATATCTGATGAAAAACGCGACGGTCCTTGCGGCCCTGCTCGTTCTGGCGGCTCTGGTGGCTGCGTTGGCTGCCGACTCGCCAGCCTGGTCACAGTCGCCGGTCAGTCCCGTCTCGCCACTCCGGGTCTACCTGCCCATAGTGGCGCGCAGCGGGGGGACACCGCCACGACCGACGATCCCGGCACCGACGCCGACGCCGGCCCCTGCGAACGAGCAGGGCGTGGGCATTCACCGCCAGGACTATGTTAGCAACGCAGATTGGGCGTGTCCCGGTGTGGAGGCCGTGAGTGCTGTATGGTCCTATGACTGGGGGCCACAACCGGAGTGTCCCGGCGGCATTCCGATGATCTGGGATGAAACGCAAATGGGAATGGTCCCGGTAGACTCTGACTGGTTG